GCATCTATTTTTGAGGCAACAGCGGGCTCTTTGATTGGCCCGACCGGCGGTGGCACTGTGACCCAGGCCACTAACAAGGCAACTGCCGTGACTCTTAATGCAGAGTCCGGCCAAATCACCATGGCAGGCGCTGAGCTTGCCGGTGCTGCCGAGGTGACCTTCCAGGTCAACAACGACAAAATCGCCGCTACTGACGTAGTGGTGGTTAACCACAGCTCTGCCGGTACTGCCGGCTCTTATCTTGTTCAAGCCAACAGCATCGCTGCTGGTTCGTTCAAGATCACTGTGGCGAACGTTGGTTCAACCGCTAGCGAAGCCATCGTGCTTAGCTTTGTGGCTCTGAAGGGCGCTAGCTCCTGATGGGTCTGTTCGCCTTTAGGCGGATGAAGGAACGTGAGGCTGCTGCATTAGCGGCGGCCTCCGCTCCCGAAAGTCCGACCAAAAAGACTTCTACCGTGAAGCCCGATGGCAGTAACAATCGACGCAACAGCGGGCGGCGCAAACGCCAACAGCTACATGACGCTGGCGCAAGCTGACGCCTACGTCGAAGCGATGGTTAACAGCACCGATGTTTCTAAGTGGAGCACCGGAACTGATGACACTCGTAATCGGGCTCTCGCTGCGGCTGCACAGCGCCTAGATCGTGAAAGGTTTCTAGGGGCAAGGGCAACCGATACGCAGGCATTGCAGTGGCCTAGAACCGGCGTTCGCAAGCCTGATACCTACGTCAATACATACGCAACTGGCTTCCCATTCCGGATCTCGGAGGATTATTTCACCGACGAGGAGATCCCTGACCAGATCAAGCGTGCACAGATCGAGCTTGCTGTTTACCTGCACAACAACGTTGACGGCATCAGCCTCAGCGGCCTAAACGATTACAAGAACGTCAAGATCGGCAGCATCGATGTAACTCCCGACAAAACCGGAGCCGTCGGCGCGGATCATGTTCCGCCGATGTTTGAAAGGTACTTGACGGGTCTTAGAATTAGCGGGCCGGGCAACGTTGCTATTCGCAGGAGCTAGTCATGGGTTACGGGTATGCGCCGACTAAGGCGACGATCATCACGAACACCGCAGCCCAGACTGGTCGGTTTGTGAAGATCATGGCGCTCGAGGATTCTGTGATTGCGTCGATGACCTCGGCTGCGATTACAGAGAACGGATCTTCTACGATCGAAGGCATCAACATCAACACCTCTGCCTGCATCGAAGGGCTCGAGGTAACGAGCATCACGCTAACTAGCGGCACCGTCGTTGCTTACGAAGCCTGATGGGTCTCGCGCAGTCGCTAGAGAAGGTTGCCGGAAACGTCATCGACTCGTTAGGGGCTGACGTAACGATTCGGTACGTCACGGCCGGAACCTACAACACAACGACTGGCGCGATCACCGAAACGACAAGCGACACCGCGATCAAAGGCGTCGTGCAGGGCATACGGCAAAGGGAGGTTAACGACCTTGTCCAGGCCAGTGACAAGCGCCTCATCGTCGCAGCTAAGGAGCTTGCTACTGCCCCGGAGACTAAGGACCGCGTAGTTATCAGCACGGTCGTGCACCAGATCATTGAGGTGCAGACGATCGACCAAGACAACACAGCGATCACTTACGAGCTGATCCTGAGGGCCTAAAGATGTCTAGCGTCGGTGAGATCGACTTCGGCGACCTCGAGGGGGATTTCGAAGAGGTCGTAAGACAAGCGACGCTTACGCTGCACTCGAAGCTCAAGCTATACGAAGCTGCGTCTAGAGGAGGGATCGGAACACCCGTTGATACTGGCGTCTTGAAAGGCGCTTGGCAGCAGACGATGGACAACCCGAAGCAAGGACGCGTCTTCAACAATCTCGACTACGCAGCCCCTGTGATTGCTGGTGAGAACCTACCTCCGTCATGGGGCGGCCAATACCGAACGAGACAGGGCACAAAGCAGAACTACCACGAATCGATCCTCGAAGAGGTGATGGAGAGAGACCTGCCTAAGATCATTAGTAATGTCAGCCGGAGACGTAGATAATGGCCGCTGCTGATCTGAACTCGATCCGATCGACGATTGAGGGGCGTATTGCTACCGAACTAGCAGGGAGCCCTGTCCTGCCGGTCGTTTTCAACAATATGGCTTACGAGCCGACCCCGAATTCTTCGTGGGTGCAGTGTCTTACCGCCTTCGGCAATAACGAATACCTAGGCCATGGCGCGACAACAAACAGCTATAACCGCATCGCTGGCTTGATCCTGCTGAACGTATTTACGCCGAAAGGTGCAGGCCCAGGGGCTAATTATGTTATTGGAAAGCGCATTCGAGACCTTTACAATAGGGTGATCGTGTCGGGGGTTTACTTCGGCGCACCCATCGGTCCAGAGGCACTGGCTACACCAGCACCCGAGGGCTACTTTGCAACTCAGGTCCGTGTGACCTTTGAATTCATCGAGGAACTCTGACCATGGCAATCCTTCGCGGAGAAGAGGGCTCAGTCGAATTTGAGACCGGCAGCGGCAGTCTTGCCGTTGTTGTCGGTACTCGTAGCTGGAGCCTGTCAATCACCAAAGAAACCCTGGACGTTACCGACCACGGTGACACCTTCCGGTCGTTTGTTGGCAGCATGATTAGCGGCTCTGGCACTATTGAGCTGGTCTTCAACGAGGGCGAAGCCACCCAGAAGACTTTCTTCGACGACGTGTTGAAGACTGCCGATGCTGTTGACGCAACGTTTGAGTTGTTCCGTACTGGCAACACCAACGACGCTGACTCGTTTACTTTTGCGGGCATTATCACCGATGCGGAGATTACTTCCACGGTTGGTGAGCTTGTGATTGTTAGCTGCAGCTTCATCACTAGCGGCACGATTACATCTAACGCTTGATGCAGGGCTATAGTTTGGGCGATAAATGTGTTGCCTAAATGCCTGCTCAAACTCGCACCGTTGACCTGCTGGTTGGGGCGTTTGACCTCAACCAGCGCCGCAAGTTTGAACTGAAGAACGCAGAAGGCGAAAAAATCGTCGATCTGTATTTCAAGCCCATCACCCGCGCTGACCGGAAGAAAGCGCAACAGCTAGCGGGCACTGACGAAGCTTTAGACATCAGCACCAACATGCTGTGTCAGATTGCCGAGCTCGAAGACGGCACTAAGGCGTTTGCCGCTGCTGACGCAACCAAGCTGCAACGCAGGCTGCCGGAATCTGTGCTGAACGAGATCGAGCTGTTCTTGTTTGGCCTTGGTGAGGACGCGGATCTTGAAGACGCAAAAAACGACTGAAGCAGGACAAGTGGACCTTCTTTGAGTTCCACCTGGCCTGCGAGTTAGGCATGACAGTCAGCAGGCTTCGCACGGAACTTACCGATGCGGAGCTTGTGCATTTTGCTGCTTACTACGAGCTGAAGGCAGATATGGAGGAAGAGGCAATGCAGCGCGCAAAGCAAAGGCGGCGGTAGTATTGACTTATTGCTAGGCAGCCGTGGCAAAGGACGTAACCCTCCTAATTAAGCTGCGCGATCAAGTCAGCGGCAAAGTTCGCGCTATCGAAGGCGCAAGCAAGAAAGCAGAGATACAGGTAAAGAAACTTCAGCGGGCCGTTAGAAGAACTGGAATCCAGCTAGAGCGGCTACGTCGCAAAGGAGTTGGCGCTCTAAAAACAATCGCCGATAAGGCTAAAAACGCCGCAAAGAGTTTTGGCGGTTTTGGCAAGGCAGCGGCTTTAGCGGCAGCGGCGGCAGGCGCAGCAGCGTTTGCAAAGTTTTCGTTTGGAGCTGCTGGCGAGCTGCAAAGGCAAACAAAGAGCCTTGAGGTTTTAACAGGTTCGCTCGACACGGCTAAAGGCATTATTTCTGAGCTGAAGGCATTTGGTGCGGTCACTCCGTTTACCAGTCAAGAACTGATTGAAACGTCTAAGCGCCTTAAGGCATTTGGTTTTGAGACGAACCAAGTTGTTGACGTCACGAAACGGCTTGCTGATGTTGCCGGTGCGACTGGTGCAGACCTAGGCGGCATCGCAACGGCCTTTGGTCAAATTCAGTCAAAGGGAAGGCTGCAGACAGAAGAGCTGTTGCAGTTACAAGAGCGGGGCGTCGGTTTAGGCGATGAGCTGCAGAAAATGTATGGAATGACCGGGGAAGAGTTCAGCAAAGCTCTTGAAAAAGGTCAGATAAGCGCAGAAGCTGCAAACGTTGCTCTTATCCGTTTGACGGAGCAGGGCGGCAAGTATGCAAACGGTGCAGTCGCGCAGTCAGACACATTGTTTGGCAAACTCTCAACGCTGCAGGACGCATTCATTACGCTCGGCCAAAACATTGGCGAAGCCCTTGCGCCTATCTTCGACTTCTTAATTACACAAACCACAAGGCTCATAAACGCCATCAACGGAATCTTTGACCGCAACCAAGCGATTAACACAGTTAGGCAAAGAGAAGGCAAGGGCAGGAGTAGGGCTCAACTAGGTCGTTTCATGGGCAGCGCAGAAGGTCAAGCTGCAGTAGAAGCTGAAATGGAAAAAATCCGCAAAGCTCGCCCAACAGGCGGAGGCCCTACCAAGCCTCCTACGGTGCCAGAGCTTCTCAAAGGGCGTGCAGGCACTGGTAAGACTGATGCTGAAAAGGCGGCCGAAGCTGCAGACAAGCAGCGTGAGGCAGTCGCCAAGCTGTTAGTGCAGAAAAAACAAGAGGCACAGATAATTGCAGCCACAACGGATGAAGAACGTGACCAGCTACAGCTCAAGTTCGACAAGCTGAATTTAGCTGCACAGTTCCCAGCTCTTAGCGAAAAAGAGCTGCAAACTTTGCGCGATCAGCTCGAGATTAACTTTGGCCTGACCTTGCAGGACAAGGAAAGAATTGAGGCAGCCAAGCTTCTGAAAGAACAGCAGGACAGACAGCTAGCACAATACAAAGAGATGGCAAATGTTATTGAGAACGGCATTAAGGGAGCAATTATGGGCGCCATTGACGGCAGCAAGTCGTTGAGTGAATCCTTGTCTGGCATCCTGCGCCAGCTTGGTGGGATGTTCCTCAACAGAGGCATCGGATCCTTCAAAAACGCAGACGGGACCGGCGGTTCTGGCTTGCTTGGCATGTTTGCGAATGGTGGCCGCCCGCCTGTTGGCCGTCCGTCAATCGTTGGTGAGCGTGGCCCTGAGCTGTTTGTTCCCAGCCGTGCAGGCACGATTATCCCCAACCATGAGCTAGGCGGCAGCACCAGCGTTGTCGTCAACGTTGATGCGTCTGGCACCGAGG